AGAGGAAATCACAGAGAGATAGCTGGTCTGTCCACGACTCTGTAGACGGAGAGGAAATCACAGGGAGATAGCTGGTCTGTCCACGACTCTGTAGACGGAGAGGAAACACAGGGAGTAGTCAAGTCTGTCCACCACTCTATTGACGGAGAGGAAAACACAGGGAGTCAACTCCTCTCCACAACTCTGTTGACAGACAGAAAACACAGGGAGTAGTCAAGTCTGTCCACCACTCTTCTACAGCAGATAGAATGTGACATTATACAGCATACGGGCTGGAACGCACTCTCGTCTGTATTCGAAACATGACGTAAAAAAACAAAATTTTTATTTTCTTCGGTAACAAGTAAACAAATGTCTTCCAACCAGAACAAGCTTATTTTTCAAATCTCGTTCGTTATTGTCCTCATTGGTGCCCTGAACTGGGGTATTTACGCCATGGACTCGAACAACCAGGATCTGATCCAGTCCCTGCTTCCTGGTGATTCCAACGCTAACAACCGCAAGTACATCTACTACGCCGTCGCTCTCGCCGGTCTCGTAGCAGGATACATGTGGCTCAACTACTCGGGAGACGTATGCTCCGGTCAGACCAACGCCCAGCCTCAGCAGCAGAAGCAGCAGTAAATCTTTTTTAGCCGTAAAAAAGATTTTTAACTTCAAAAGTATAGACGAAAGCGAGTCGGTATTGGGAAAGAGTCTGTACCAGAGAAAAAGTAGTAGACAGACTTGACTACTCCCTGTGATTTCAGTGTGTCTACAGAGTCGTAGATAGGACTTGTCTCCCTGTGTTTTCTGTGTGCCAGAAGAGTCGTGGACAGACTAGCTATCTCCCTGTGATTTCAGTGTGTCTACAGAGGTGTGGACAGGCCTGCTCACTCACTGTGTTTTCCTTTCCCAAAACTTTTTTAGAAATAGAAACTCTTTCCTTTTGAAAAAAGTTTCCACTATGATTTCAGTGTGTCAGAAGAGTTGTCAACAGATCTAACTACTCTCTCGATTTCCTCTCCGTCAGAAGAGTGGTAGACACATCAACTCACTCCCTGTGATTTCCTCTCCTCCAACAGAGTGGTAGACACATCAACTCCCTGTGTTTTCTATCCGTCTATAGAGTCGTGGTCATACCTGCTCACGCCCTGTGATTTCGATTCAGAAAAACTTTTTACTCTTTGACAACGTTTTATAATCTTAAAAGTGTTATAAGGAATAAATGTCTGACTGCAACTGTAATGAAGGAGGATATAGAGAACTGCCAAGTACCAATAGCTGGAACGAGAACTGTACCAGAGCCTCTCGCGTCTCTACCTCCTTTCTTCTTGCGGTAGCTCTCCTCCTGATCTCTCTCAAATCACCTGAAAACACAGCATTACCCTTACGCTACGCAGCTATCCTACCGCTGCTGTATGTGATTGCTACCGTCTACCAAAAACCCAGCACGCTGCTTCACATCCCTTCCTCCATCATCACTGCCAACACGCGCACAGAAGAGTTTCTTGACCTAGACACTTACTTTCCCTCTTACAAAGTCTTTGAGAAACACTTTCCACAGCTAAAGCAAGAAGTCACCCAAATGCTAGAAAGGACTCACTATGGAAAGGATCTCACCCTGACGCGCGACACCTACAGCGGAGAGAATGCCTATATCGGAAAAGACGTACGCGTCTCTAACGGGCAGGCCACCGGATGGAGAGTCCTGAACATCAAGGCGGGCGATACCTTTAGTCCCTATGCCAAACACTTTCCTACGCTACGCCGTATTCTACGCGATACCAAGGACGTAGTCGCCTGTGTGGTCAGCGTACTCGAACCCGGTGTCACCATCCCCATTCACGTAGGCTACTACAAGGGTATCATGCGCTATATGATTCCCACCCACGTTCCCAAAGATAGGGAGAAGGTCTTTCTCTGTGTCAACGGCAAAAAGTATAACTGGACAGAAGGCAAGAGTGTACTCTGGGACGACAACTTTCCTCACAAGGTCTACAACTATACAGACGAGATCCGCGTCGTCATCTACATGGATATCCTACGCCCTCTCACCGGTTGGTTAGACTCTTTCAATAAAGGTATGATTCGTCTCGCTTCCAACTCTAGTCTCGTCAAGAAAGAAGTACAACGCACAGAGAAACAAGTCAAACTCTAGAAAACACAGGGTGTATCTAGAGAGTTGCGATCAGACCTGACTGCTATGTTTTCAGTGTGTCTACAGAGGTGCGGACACATCAACTCTATCCCTGTGATTCCAGTGTGACTACAGTGTTGTGGACAGACTTGACTACTCCCTGTGTTTTCCTCTCCCAAAACTTTTTTAGAAATAGAAACTCTTTCCTTTTGAAAAAAGTTTCCACTGTGATTTCTGTGTGTCAGAAGAGTTGTCGTCAGACCTGGCTATCTCCCTGTGATTTCCTCTCCGTCTACAGAGTCGTAGACAGACCTGAGTACTCCCTGTGTTTTCCTCTCCGTCTACAGAGTCGTGGACAGGCCTGACTACTCCCTGTGATTTCCGATCTGCTAGAAGAGTTGTGGACAGGCCTGACTACTCCCTGTGATTTCCTCTCCGTCTACAGATTGGTAGACAGACCTTTCTATCTCCCTGTGTTTTCCTCTCCGTCTACAGAGTTGTCGACCAACTAGCTATCTCCCTGTGTTTTCCGATCTGTCAGAAGAGTGGTCGACACATCAACTATCTCCCTGTGTTTTCCTCTCCGTCAACAGAGTCGTGGACAGACTAGCTATCTCCCTGTGTTTTTCCGATCTGTCAGAAGAGTCGTGGACAGACTAGCTATCTCCCTGTGTTTTTCCGATCTGTCAGAAGAGTCGTGGACAGACTAGCTATCTCCCTGTGTTTTTCCGATCTGTCAGAAGAGTCGTGGACAGACTAGCTATCTCCCTGTGTTTTCCTCTCCGCCTACAACTCTGTAGACACATCAATGTGATTCCGAGTTAGAAACTTTTTTTATTCGGAAGAGGTCTCTAGATTAAAAAAGTTTCTAGAGACAGATGCTTTAAAAATGAAACCCTACCATAACATAACTACTCCTGCAACGATGAACGTACAGCTCTCTAACTTTCGCTGCCACCGCAAGCAAACCTTTACCTTCTCTCCCGGTCTCAACCTCATAGAAGGCAAGTCGGGTATGGGCAAGACCACCATCCTTGACGCCATCAGCTGGTGCCTCCTCGGCAAGATCCGCAACGTAGTCACCCGTGGCGAGAAAAAGTGCTCCGTCACCCTCCACCTCGACGGACTACAAATCACTCGCACCAAGCTACCCGGTCGACTACTCATCCTCTTCCCAGACGGTAGGCAACTCGAAGACGACGCCGCACAACACCACATCTACTCTCTCATCGGCGGTGAACACTTTGAACTCACCAGCTACATGCTACAGAAAGGTACAGAGCAATTCTTTACCCTTCCCAAAGAAGAAAAGAGACGCTTTGTCGAATCACTCTCCAAACAACACAACAATCTCGAATCCACCAAAGAAAGAATTCAAAACAGGCTTAAAGACCTAAAATCTGCTCTCCTCTCCCATCAGACACGTCTCTCCTTATTAGAGAAAGACGCCGTCAAGAAACCCTCTGACGTCGATCTGATAGGAATGCAAACCCGCTGCGATCAGATCGGTACACAGACTCTTCTACAGAACGTAAAACTTTTTTATTCCAACCAACTACTTGATCTCAAAAAAGTTTTACAGCACCACTACGACCGCCTCTCCTCCCTCCGCTCCCGACAATCACAGCGCGCTGACCTACAAATGAGTCTCTCTCTCCTACAGTCCCAGTCTCAAGAGCTACACGCTCGACTACAACTCATCGACTACTCTTCTCTCTCCGGTGTATCCCAAAAGGTAGAAGCAGGTAAGTACGCAGTAGACTACCAGAAAAAGAAAGCCGAACTCCTCACCGCCAAACGCAACTATGAAGACCTCATCAAACAGGAAGAACTCTCCCTACAATCCCAAATCAAAGACCTCGAATCACAACTTGAATCCGTAGAGCCTGTAGACGAAATTGATGTAAAGACCGCAGAAAAGAACTACGCCAATATGAAACGATTTAAAGAACTCCAGTCGAAACTCCCTGTAGAGGTAGACCTAGACTCTCAATCGGTGTTAGTAAAGGAGTTAAAAGACCGGGTGACACAGGCTCAGCAGCGCAAGACCGTACTCGGCTGCCCCCACTGCAACAAAGGCCTAGTCATCAAGGGCAGCGGTATTGACAAGTCTGACTCTGGTCCACTTAGTATAGAGGAGAAGAAAAAGCTGACAGAGGCAGTAGAGCGATTGCCTACAGAAGAAAAGAAACTACAGACTTTTAATAGACAGAAAATTGTCAGAGAACAACTCCTCCAAGAGATGAAAGACATTGTTGTCGTAGAGTCTGCCGAAGAAGACTACTCTGTGCTTCGGAAAAAGTGGGAGATCATGAAGAAGGTAGAACAGAAGAACCAGATCGTAACCATACAGCTTTCTGCTCTGAAAAAGAGTACTGCCAAAGACAAGTACTCTGTGTTGAGAAAGCAGTACGAGAAAGAGCTAGAAGTCTTTAAAGCAATGCCCAAGGGAGAATCTGTAGACAACCTTGAAGAACTGGTGCTAAAAGTAGACGACCTCAAGAAGAAAAAAATGACAGCTGAGACGTTGCGAGTAGAGAAAGATTCCGTAGACAACAAGATCATCGAGAAGAGAGAGCTGCTGTCTACCCTCCCTGAAGAAGAGTCTGTAGACCCGGATGTGGCGAGTGAGATGGCAAGTGCTGTCGGTTTGGTGGAGGAGCGCCTGCGTGGGTTGGCGGGATTGGAGAGCCGCGTGAAAGAGATTGGGGAGTACGCTCAGAAGAGAATCGAGTACAAGAAGTGGGAGAGTCGTGTGACAAGAGTGCGAGAGCTGATAGAGATCACACAGAGAGAAATCACAAGTCTAGAAACTTTTCTGAGAAAGGTAGGAGAGGCGGAGACCAAGTGTCTAGAGGAGACGATCCAGCTCCTGAACAGCAAGACGGCGGCGTATCTGAATAAGTTCTTTCCAGAAGAGGCGGTGAGAGTAGAGCTGGCAACAGAGAAGGAGAATAAGAAGGGCTCGGTGAAGACAGAGATTGCTGTGCGAGTCGTCTACAGAGGGGAGGAGTGTGACCTTACATCGTTGAGTGGAGGAGAGTATGACCGCTGTGCGCTAGCGTTTCTGATGACAGTGAATGAAATCTGTGGTTCGAATGTGCTGATCCTAGATGAGTCAATCGGTAGTCTAGATATGACCAACGCAGAGAACGTACTAGACGTCCTGAAGGAGTGTAGCAACGGAGAAAAGGTAGTCATTCTCGTGCAACACCAGGCCACCTGTGGTGCCTACGATCACGTGGTCAGAGTGTGAGGGTGTGGAGAGAGTAAAGGTAAAGTAATTTGTTTATGGTAACAAATTACTGCTTTTGTGAAGCGAGTTCTAGTGCTTTCTGACGGAGATAGAGAAGGTATTCTTTTTTCTCATCATCAGACTTTGGGACTAGCTTGGGCGTAGAAGATTCTATGCGTTCTATTTTGATGAGTTGTAGGTGCTTATTCTTACTTGAAGCGAACTTGACTCTCCCGTCTACAATCGTACGTATCGTCCCAACACTTAACTGTAGATAGTCGGATATCTCTTGGTAGGTCTTGAACTTGACTTCCATATAACCTTCATCTAGGTTATCTAGATTGACAGGGATTTTGACAACGAACTTGTCCCTCATTCTGTAGTCTTTTATCTCTTTAAAAAGATAAAAGTTTTTTGTGTATTTTATAAGTTGTAGTGAGCAAAATATTTTTTTGTAAAAATATTATAATTTGTATAGAGTAAAAATGGAATTTTGTAATACTGTAAGATCTATTGAAGATGCTTTATGTCACGGTTTGATTCCAGTAATCCTTGAAGAGAGAGGGAAGAAGCCTATCGAGAAGAACTATAAAGAGAAATATATGACTATCTCTAGGGAGGGTTTACTGAAAGAGGCTATTAGGCGTAATGGCAGCAATGTAGGTGTTCTTGTTGAGAACTTTTTATGCATTGACGTAGATCTTCAGAACTCTGGTCTGACGAACTGGGAAGAAATCCTACTCGAGAATAAGATAGAAGACATGGACGACATAGACACTCCAATTGTGAGAACAGGTAGTCGCGGTCGACACTATTACTTTCAAATAACTCCTGATATAGCAAAGTGTAAAGCTTACTTGAAGAGAGGTGGACAGAAAGTTACAGGAATTGATGTCAAGAAAAGTGGTCATATGGTGTACCCTGGAAGCGTATATGGAGGTTGTTCTAGTAGTCCTCATAAATGCGGTGCTGTGCAGGATGAATTCTGTCTCTTTCGAGAAAAGAAGTACGAGTGGGTCAAGAACCCTAACGAATACCCTATTTCTCCTATACCAAACTGGTTACTAAACTATATAGCAGTTCCTATAAAGAAAACTACCAAGAGTAGTACAGTAGAACCTAACCTAGAACTGCTACAAGCTTGCTTTGAACCGCTCCGTGGTAGAGCGAATACTTATATAGAATGGAGAGACGTGATATGGTGCATTAGAGCTCTTGGTTTTAGTGTAGAGGTAGCTCATGAATTCTCTATGCTATCAGAAAAATATGACCAAGAGGGAGTAGACAGGATATGGGAGGAGTACGACTCGTCAAAGGCAAACTGGAGCTGGTCTTCTATTTTTCAATGGCTGAAGGAGGATATGAATGAAGAAGAATACAAAAAATTTTGTGACTCGTATGTTAGCGAGTTTGATACCCCTGAATTAGTACTCGAAGGAGATTGGGGTCTATCCAAACTTTTCGTCAGCGTTATCAAAGATAAGCTGAAGCTAGTTGATCCGAAGGCGAATGGGTACTTTTACAACGAAGAGCTCAGGCTATGGAAAAAATTCTATCCTGAATACTTATGTCATCTCGTATCAGATAGCCTCCGTCCCGTTCTAAAAGATATAGTAGAAAACGCTAAAAGAAGAGACTCGATACATCAAACAAAGCTAGCCTCTGTTTATAAACCTGTGCTAGATAGAGTTCTTACTACGCATGGTGCTATGTCTATTCTAAAGCAGTCTATTGAAGGGTTGGAAGACTCGAGCTTTATTACGAAAATAGACAGAATAGAATACCTACTTCCTATAAAACATGGAAAGGTAATCAACCTGAAGACTTTAGAGGTTCGTGATAGACAGGCATCAGACTATTTTAGTACAGAATGTAACGTAGAATTCAAACCTTCTGAAAGATATCAAGTAGCAGAGAAATTCTTCAAGAGTATTTGTTCTGCTGTAGAGAAAGAAGAGAAGGAAGAAGAAAAGTATGTGCTTTATCTAAGAAAACTTCTTGCCTACTTTTTAACAGGATCTATTTCAGACAGAAAGTTCTACATCTTTGTTGGAGCAGGTATGAACGGTAAGTCTACGCTGATGAAGATTATGGAAAAGATACTTGGCAATTTCTATAAGGGGCTGTCAGAGTCTGTGATTATAGCACAGGATCGAAGCACTAGCTGTACACCTGAGCTCCTTCCTTTAGTTTATTGTAGGATGGGAGTTCTCCCTGAGAATAGAGAAAACGTCAGGTTGCATAATGATCGCCTGAAAGCTCTCACTGGAGATGACAGTATCGTATGTAGACCTCTTTACATGGAAGAGTTTAACTTTACCACTCAAAGTAAGCTTATTCTGATGACAAACGAACTTCCTAGGTTTAATGGTGCTGATAAGGCTATGATAGATAGAATTGTAGTTCTTCCATTCAGAGCCTCTTTCACTAGTAACCCTAAATACAAGCAGACTTTGTTAGACAATATTGACGAGATCTTCAGCTATATCGTGACCGCGGGTGTCCAATTCTGGCAGGAACAGACTTTAGGGGATCTACCAGAAATTGTAGAAGAAGAGCGAAGGAGATATGTAAGAAATAATGACTTGATTGGAATGTTTCTTAATGACTGTGTCGATAAAAGTCCTAATCAAAGTATTATAGCATCAGCTCTCTATTCATCCTATAAGAATTGGTCCGACGATAATAGACAACCTATACTAGATTCTCATAAATTTTTCTCTAGTATAGAGAAGCTATATACTAAGAAGAGAACTAAGCGCGGTATGATATATGAAGGTATATCTATTAAAATCTTAGAGGAAGAGAAGGAAGAAAATACATAAAGATCTTTTATTACTATTGATAAAAGATTGGTGTAGTCGGGTGTATGACTTACGGAAACTTTCGTATAAAGTACCTTTATAACTATTTTCTAATAGAAGTATTATAACATATTCTCTTTCTCATTTGTCAGAATAGTTGGTGTAGTCGGGTGTATGACTTACGGAAACTTTCGTATAAAGTACCTTTATAAACTATTTTTCTAAGAGAAGTATTATAACATATTCTCTTTCTTATTTGTCAGAATAACTGGTGTAGTCAGTGTAGGGGTTTCCTAGACTTTTTTTGAAAACCTATTTTTACTACTATTTTTCTAAGAGAAGTAGTATATTATATTGTATACAACTTTCATATAAAAGCTCTTTTATACGAAAGTTTCCGTAAGTCATACACCAGACTACACCAGCTATCAAAACACTTATAAAAGAGCTTTTATACAAAAGTTTCCGTAAGTCCTACACCAGACTACACCAGCTGTTATAACAAATTGCCAATTAAAAACAAGAAAAGAGTCAAAGATGTCGCTTTCGCCTTTGCGAGATTCGATTGTCAAGAGGTACTCTGAGGAGAGAGAAGATGACGACGATATGCCTCCCCTCGAGGACTACGATGATGGCAATACAGTGACCTACAAGATCAAAGAACTAGATATCAACAACCTGAAACCCCGCAGTGTACAAGACGACGGAGTGCGCTACTGCATGATTGGTAAGCCTGGTACAGGCAAGTCTTCTATCATCAAGTCGTACATGTACGCCAAGCGTCACATCTTCCCCATAGGCACCTTTTGCAGCGGTACCGAAGACTCTACTCAGTTCTTTGGTAAGCACGTGCCTGACCTCTTCCTACACCCGTTGAGTACCACGCTGATGAGCAGTATCATCAGACGCCAAAAAATTGCCAAGCAGTACCTTGAGAATCCGTGGTCACTCTTCATCGCCGACGACTGCACAGATCAGACTGCGCTGTTCAACTCCAAGGAGTCGCACTGGTTGTTTAAGAACCTGCGACACATTAAGCTGTCCTATATTCTATCGTTGCAGTACAGCATTGACATCAAGCCTGCGTTGAGAGCGTGCATTGATGGTACATTTATTTTGAGAG